GCCAAATACATCGCCGTGTGCGCCGGCATTCCGCCGTCGTCGGTCAACCAGTTGGACCTGGCTGACCTCAACGCGCTGAGTTGGGCCGTCGCGAGTTTTTTCATGAGTGCGGCGTCGGCGCCATCACCGACCTGATCGCAGTCGCCTATGACCTGGCCTGGTTCTGGAAGGTTGACCCCGAACAGATGATGGCCAGGCCACTGGATGTGCTCCGCGAATCGCTGGAGCACGCGCAACGGATCAATGCGATGCAGCAGGTGCAGTGATGGCGAACATACAACAAAGCATGAGCCTGACGAACATTCAGACCACGGTGAACATGTCCGTGGTCGTGATTAACGCCCAGAAGCTGGACACCCAGCTCAAGGGCATCAAGGCCAGGATCGGCGCATTCAAGAAAAGCATCGAGGACAGTCTTGGCACTCTCGATGCGGGCGCTTTCGTCAATGGGGGCGGGCTGCTGGAACCCTTCATCAGCGGCATCAAAAAGGCAATCAAGGCAGAAGATGAACTCGAGGGAAAATCCAATAAAACCACGACGCTGAAAGCGCCTGAGGTCTCGCTCGGTAATACAGCGACCAACCTCAAGCAGTTCAACGATGCGGTAGAGGGTATTTCCTTGAAAATGGGGCAGGCGCTGCTGCCGGCCGTCAACAGTGTGGTCACCGGCCTGATGCCGTTGATCACTGCCGTTGGCGAATTTGTCGCCAATAACCCTTCACTGGTCGAGGGGTTGGCGGCGGCAGCCGTGGCCTTTACGGTGGTCACCGCAGGGGCCATGGGGCTCGTTGCCGTGATGGGGCTGCTGACTTCGCCGATTGGCATCGTCGCGGCAGTGATTGCCCTGACAGCGGGTTTGATTGTGGCTTACTGGAAGCCGATATCGGGATTCTTCAAAGGTATCTGGCAAGCGATGCAAGGGGCGGCGGAGTCGACGTTTGCAGCGTTCCAGAGCCTGTTCAACTGGAAGCCGCTCGAGGCGCTGAAGGAGGCGTGGGCACCGATCAGTGGCTTTTTCGGTTCGCTCTGGCAGGAAGTAAAAAACTTGTCCGCACCCATCGTCGATTTTTTCAAGACGCTGTTTTCCTGGCATCCGCTTGTCATGGTTGCCAGTAATTGGCAGCCGCTGGTGGGGTTTTTTTCCGCGCTCTGGGATTTGCTCAGGGCTTTGGCGGTGCCGGTGATCAGCTTTTTCAAGAAGCTCTTTGACTGGAGCGTGCTGGACAACGTCGCCCGTACCTGGCAACCGGTGGTTGCGTTCTTTTCGGCGACATGGGATGTGCTTCGTGCGCTGGCCGCGTTGGCGGTCGATTTTCTCAAAGGCCTGTTCGACTGGTCGCCGTCTGAAGTGTTTCGTGCAGCCTGGGACCCGGTGAGCAATTACTTCTCGGGGATGTGGCAGAACCTGCAAGTGCTGGCGCAACCGACAGTGGATTACTTCAAGGGACTCTTTGATTGGTCACCCCTGGACATGTTCAAGGCAGGTTGGGAGCCAGTCACCGAGTGGTTCTCCACTTGGTGGGGCAAGCTGCAAGAACTGATCGCGCCGATCAAGGAAATGTTCAACGGTGGCTTTGGCGGTTTCATTGCCAGTGTTACCGGTCAGGTCGAAGGCCTGACCGCGGCGCAACAGAAAACCAATGCCGAAGGCAAGGGCGAGCTCTCACCTGCGTTCTTTGGTGCCAGCAATGACACGGCGCTGCTGCCGAACAACCTGGCCCAAGGCTCCAACGCCTTGGTGCAGCAAAGCGCCGCCAATAACCGCACGCAACTCGAAGGCGGCCTGACCGTGCGCTTCGAAAACGCGCCGGCCGGGCTGCGTACCGATCAACCGCAAACCAATCAACCGGGGCTGTCGCTCAATTCGCGCATCGGCTATCGCTCGCTGTCTCTGGGAGGTTCCAATGAACTGGCGTGACCGTTTGTTGCCGGCGTCCTTTCGGGGTGTCGGTTTTTGGGTCGATCAGGCGAAAACCCCGGTCGGCCACAAGGGCCAGTTGCATGAGTATCCACAACGTGACCAGCCGTTTTTCGAGGGCCTTGGGCAGCAGGCGAAGATCCACGACCTGACGGCATTCATCGTCGGCGCCGATTGCCTGGAGCAGCGCGACAAGTTGCTCAAGGCGCTGGAGCAGGGCAGTGGTGAACTGGTCCACCCGTGGATGGGGCGGATGCAAGTCAAGGTCGGTGAATGCGACATGACCCACACCCGCCAGGACGGCGGGCTGGTGACCTTTGCCCTGAAGTTCTACCCCGATCAACCCCTGCAATTTCCGACCGCCACGGTCAGCACGCAAAAGGTGCTGCTGTCATCGGCGGACACGTTGCTGGGCTCGGCGGTGGCGCGTTTCGAACAGGCCATGACCCTGATCAAGGCCGCACGGATCGGTATCGCCAATCTGCGCAACAGCCTGACCGGGGTCTATGAAGTGATCCAGGAACAGCTCAAACCGTTGATCGAGGAGTACCGGCAGATCAGCGAGCTGGTCAAGGCGGTCAAGGAATTGCCCAAGGAAGTGGCGGCGGAATTCAAGGGCTTGCTCGGCGACATCCAGGAACTCAAGGACTTCGCGAAGGAGGGCTATCGTGGCGTGATTGCCAACGTTTCCCAGCAGATCGAAGCCATCCGTAAGGCTGATGCACCGAAGCTCACCACCGGCAAGGACACCACGGCGGCGGCGCAAGCCATGGCCGATCTGGTGCAAGACACGCTGCTGGTGAAGGTGGCGCAATGGGTCGCCTCGATGCCCGTGGCGTCGACGCCGGTGAAACTGACGTCGCAGCCGTCGCTGGATCATCAGACGCTGCAGCCGGTCACCCGTCAGGAAGTGCCGGTCACCGACGATTTGCAGTTGTTGCAAAAGGAGTTGAACGAAGCGATCCAACTGGCACTGAACAAGGCCAGTCCCGCGCACTACCAGGCCATCAATGACCTGAAGCAGAACTTGAATGCGCACCTCAAGGCGGTGGCGTCGTCCGGCGTGCGGCTGGTCAGTAAATCCTTTCAGGAGAGTTTGCCTGCCGTCGTCGTGGCCTATCGGCAATTTGCCGATGCCACGCGGGTCACGGAAGTGACTCAACGCAACGGTGTTGCCCATCCGTTGTTCCTGCCGCCGAACGATGTGAAAGTTTCCGGGAAGTGAACCATGAACGACATGGATAACCGGGTCACCCTAACCGTCGGCGGCCTGGAATACGGTGGCTGGAAAAGCGTGGAAATCACTGCGGATCTGGAGCGTCAGTTCCGCACCTTTAAACTCAACATCACCTGGCAATGGCCGGGGCAGACCGTGGACAAACGGATCCAGCCCGGTGACGCCTGTGAAGTGCGCATCGGCCAGGATCTGGTGCTGACCGGGTATGTGTTCAAGGCTCCGATCAGTTATGACGGACGGCAGATCAGCCTCAACATCGAAGGCAGTTCCTGCACCCAGGACCTGGTGGATTGCGCCGCGACCAACCGCCCGAACCAATGGCATGAGCAATCGCTGTTGAGCATCGTCGAAGCGCTGGCGATCACCTACAAGGTGTTTGTGGTCAGCGAAATTCCCGAGACCGCCCGGCTCAGCAGTCACACCATTGTGCCGGGGGAAACGGTGTTTCAATCCATCGACCGCTTGCTGACCTTGTTCAGGGTATTTTCTACCGATGATGCCCAGGGCCGGCTGGTGCTGGCCCGACCTGGCAGTGGTGGCCGGGCCAGCGATGCGCTGGAGTTGGGCAAAAATATTCTGTCGGCCAACGCGCCGATGGATTACAGCCAGGTGTTCTCCGAATACCGGGTGATCGGTCAGCACAAGGGCACCGACAAGAAGAGCGGGGCAGCAGTCAGCGAGGTTGAATCGGTGTCCGCCGACCTGGGCTACAAGCGTCGGCGGGTCACGGTGATCAACGAAGGCATGCAGATCAGCCCCGAACTGGCGTTGCAACGGGCCAACTGGGAAGCCGCCACCCGCGTGGGCAAGGCGTTGACCACCACTTATCAGGTGCAAGGCTGGCGACAGTCGAACGGCGACTTGTGGCGCCACAACACGCTGGTCAGGGTCAAGGATCCGGTACTCGGGTTCGATGACGACATGCTGATCTCGAAGGTGACCTACTCGCTATCGGCGCAAGGCTCGGTTACCACCCTGCAAGTCGCACCGCCGCATACCTTCGACGCCAATCCCGAGCCTCCCAAAAAGGCCTGATCCCGGCACCCGACCCTGTGGGAGCTGGCTTGCCCGCGATGGCGGCGGCACATCCAACATCAAGGTGACTGATCCGCCGCTTTCGCAGGCAAGCCAGCTCCCACAAGAGCGGCGGTCGCCTTCAAGGAAAATCCAATGAGCCTACTGACACGCCTGTTGGCGCGCGGCACTGTCGTGCTCGCCAACTCGGCCACCAAGCTTCAATCGCTGCAAATGCGCCTCACCGCCGGCGAAGTGAACGACGACATGGAGCACTTCGAACCCTACGGTTTCACCAGCAACCCGCTGGCCGGTGCCGAAGGTATCGCCACCTTTCTGGGCGGTGATCGCTCCCATGCCATCGTGCTGGTGGTCGCTGACCGTCGCTATCGCCTGCAGTCCCTGGCCGCTGGCGAAGTGGCGATCTACACCGACGAAGGCGACAAAATTCACTTCAAGCGCGGGCGGATCATCGACATCGAAACCGCCACCCTGAACATCCGCGCCAGCAGCGCGGTGAACATCGACACGCCGGCCATCAACCAGACCGGCAAGATCGTCTCCCAGGGCGACCAGATCGCCGGCGGCATCAGCCAGATCAAACACGTGCATGTCGGCGTTCAACCGGGCAACGGCCAGACCGGCGTACCGGCAGGAGGGCAGTGATGTTGATCAGCCAAAACCTGCATGCCGCACTGACCCGTTCAGTGCTGA